CGACGCACTCCAGACCAACTAATACAAATTATGAACTTTTTAAACGTTTGAACACATCAAACGAGCTTGCCACAGCCGCGAGACCGTCCACAAGCATGATTACGTCCAGATCGGGTACCTGCAATCTGCTTCGAACGACCAACTGAAGCGCCATCGGTATTCCCTCGTCTACCGTCAGGGAGGACACCCTGTCCTGGAACGACACGAATTGCTCCGGCAACATTCGATCATCACCCCCTCTCTCTCCTAACAATTCCGCTATTTTTACCGGGTCAGGAACAAACCAAGCCCTAGAACCCACAGGCACTATGTACCCAGAGCTAAAATATAGCACGCTCGCCCTGATGAGCTTTACCTCCAGATTAAACAGCCCAGACATCTTGGCTACGACCTGATCGAACCCGGCCGTTCTTCTCAACCAAGCAATGTTGTCGTCACCTTTCAGTATCATCATCAGTATGTTATCCCAACCTAGCGACTCGCCCGCGGACACCGCGTTGTAGACTATGTTACCCAGCATAGTATTTGGTGCCCCTGACTTCATCTGATACACCAGAAAGAACATCAGTCCTAAGTTCCTACTGGACACTCTGCCTGCAAACGATTCGGCAAATACTCCCATAACCTGTGGATCCAACCCCAAGTCGGTGTACAGGTACGATTCGATCATCCTGGCTAGCATGTTCTGCGACTTATCGTACTTCGACGAATCCAACTCGACGGCCTCGCAGGCCAAGACCCTAGCAATGTTCTCCGTCAACCAGTCAGAAATGTCCGCGTCCGAAGCCCTACCGGCACTAAACACGCCAGGTCGCAACAGGGCCTCAAACCTCCTAAATATGGTCCTAAATAGGCTAGTAAACAACGCTGTGTCACGTTTCGACAAACTCACTATCACCTGCGGTTGGGACAACTCAAACTGAGCCCCCACACTTAACTTTGGTTTGATACGTTGCTTCACAATTGTGTCGTACCTTTCCATCTGCAGTTCCACCAACTCCTCCGGACACTCACCCGCCAAAGCCGATCGATATCTACCATCACGTGTGCTAAGCCAGTCCATGTAGTCCTCTAAGTTGAAAGTTAAAGGATCCTTCTTATAACCTTCCAGTATGGCCTCATACCCGGGAACAAAGAAATTTTTCTCCAGCCTGTCGACCAAATACCGCGCATA